ATGGTGGGCGCCTTCGACGCATCGATGCCAGCCGTGGCGAACAGGTTCAGGAGGGCGACCCCGTCGTCGACGGTCATGTTGGCCGCCTGCATCGCCGGGGCCATCTCGGCGAGAGCGGACTGGCTCTCGCTGATGGTTCCGCCGAACTTCTGGTGGCTCACGATCAGCTTATCCATGAGCCCGCCCGCATCGTCGGCGGTGAGGTTCCAGGCGTCGAGGATGTCGTCGAACGCGGCCACGGCACCGGCAGCGTCCTGACCGGTCGCCGTGCTGAACTTCAGGAACTTCGCGGTCGCGTCGTCCGCCTCCTTGCCGACCAACCCGAGGTCGTTGTGGACCTTGGCCATCGCGGCGCCGATCTGGTCGAAGCCATGGAGATTGTTGCGGTACATGCCGGCGAGGGAGTGCTCGGCCTTTGCCGCCTCCTCAGCCGTGAGCCCGGCATCGGCAGCGAGCTGGCGCGTCGCCGCATCGAGCTGGTTCGCGCCGGTCAGGGCCATCCCGGCGCCAGTGCCGAGGGCCGCACCGAGGGCGCCCCCGGCGGCCATCTTGAGCTTCGCGCCGAACGACTGGCCGGCCTTCAGGCCGGCCGCCTCGCCAGCCTTCTGGGCGTCGACCTGGAGCGGGCCGCCGTCGCCGCGGAGCGCGAAGAAGATGTCCCCGATGTTCACGAGTCCGTCCTCCGCACCATGCCCGGGAACATCAGCCCGAGCTTCGCGAGCGCCCTGTCGCGGGCGGCCGGGGACCGCAGCGTCGGACGATCATTGCGGGCATAGGCCGGCCGGATATCGCCGCGCGCCTTCGCCTTGCCGATGGCGACGTTGCCCGCGATGTAGCCATCCCGGGCGCCGACGTACAGCTCGGTGAGCCGCTCCCGACCCTCCCGCACCGTCCGCTGCTGGCCCGCCGTCCAGAGCATGTCTAGCTGTTCCGGGTCGAGTTGCGAGCGGATCGCTTCCGGGGTGAGCCCCCAGTGGGCGAGGCACCACTCGTAGAGCTCGCCGGGTCCGATGGGGCGTCCTTGGGGGCGGCCTGACCCAGCATGGTCGCCAACATCTGGCCCACCACGCTGGCGCCGTCGCCTAAAGGGAAGGCGTTGTCCGCCATCTGGACCGCCGCCGCCTTGAGCTGCTGGGCGTCGGCATTCTCCTCGAGCCACTCGCGACCGCCGAGGGCCGCCGTCCGGTCATAGGCCACGACAAGATCGAGGAGACCGGCCGCCGTCACCCGGGCGATGAGCGTGAAGCCCTCACGCGGATCGGTGGTGGGCTCGCTCGGCGTGAGGGCGTCGAGGAGCTTCGCCCACTCGGCGACGTGCTTGATCGGCAGGGTGGGCACCGTTTTCACGATGCCCCCCACCGAGACCTGGAGAAGGCCGCTCAGGACCTCCTCCTCCGTCCGTTCAGCCATCGATCAGGCCGACATCACGAACGTGATCGGGACCACGGTCGGCGTGGCGGCCGCGTAGTGCCCGGTGAACTTGAGGGTGAGGCCGAGCGGGGTGGCCGGGTCGTCGCCGAACTCGAGCGACTGGCTCTCGGCGCTGACGGCGTTCTCGAGCGTGACGACCAACGTGCGGCCATCGGCACCGACGTCGGTCAGGACGAGATCCTGGTAGGCGGCAGCACCGATGCGCCCGATGACCGGACGGACCGTCGTGCCACCCAGGGCTGTCACCTCGATGACCCACTCGTCGAGGGCGTGGTCACGGGTCAGCGGGAGGGCGAACGTGATCCCGGTTCCCCCCGCCCCAGCGGTCCCGACGGCGGTCAGCGTGCGGGTCTCGTAGTGGCCGACGTAGCCGATCCGAACGAAATCGCCGATGGCGAGGCCGGTGACGATGTCGACCTTCACGTTCGTGGCGCCGGCGGCGCACGAGGCGGCGAGCAAGGTCCCGGTGACCGTCTTGACCTCGGCGCCGTTGGCATGGTCGATAAGCATCCCGCCGCCGGCGCTGTTCTCGACATCGAGCCCAGTGCCGCCACCACCCGCGGTTCCCACCGTGAGCACCTTGACGACCTCGGAGTTCGCTTCGGTCGGCGCAACACCGGCCGCCCCGACGCGGATGAACTGTCCGACGGTGACCGTCGTGACGCTCGTCACCTTGAGGTTCGTCGCGCCGAGAGCCGGATCGGCGGCGAGGGTCGTGTCGAGACCAGCGAGCACCTGGCCGACCGACTGGGACGAGGTGGCCGTGGCGCCGGGCAACGCCCAGGCCAGCTTCTGGGCGTTGATCTCGTTGACGACGAGCTCGATGCTCGGAATGATCTTGCGGATGCCGCGCGTGCCCTCGACGGGACCACCGGCGTTGGTGAACTCCGGGGCACCAGCGGCCACGTCGAGCGCGACCTTCGGGACTGCGATGGTGGCGCCGCATTCGACGCCGCCGTAGAGGATGGAGACGGGCGCGCCGCTCCAGATGGCGTTCGGGTCGACCGTGGTTGCCATTCGATCCTGTCCTTTCGCTTGCCGGCGCCGTGGCCCCGGTTGACTGGTTCCGTTGCCTCCTGAGAGGGAGCGGTGGAGGGCGAGCTCACCTGATAGGCGGTCTCATGTGAGGAGTTCCGTGCTGGCGTTCACCTGGATGACGAGGTCCTCGTGCGGCTGGCCGGTCACGGGATCCGTGTCGGCGCCCGAGTTGCCGTCGTCGAATGACCCGAAGATCGCCACGCCGCTCGGGCTGATCCGGTGGCCCTTGGCATGGATCGCGCCCGAGACCGCGCCGGCCAGCACGGCCGCGCCCTGCCGGGTCACGCCGTAGCACTTCGCGAGGAGGCGGACCTCCTGGATCGGCGCGCGCTTGAGGCGCGAGCTGCCGAGTCGGCTGATGACGATGAACGGGATGTACGCCCCCGGGCCGCGCGCATCGCCGGCGTCGGTCGCCGTCTTACCGGCCGGCTCCCCCGGGCGCACGCGGGTGGTCAGGGCGGCCACGGCAGCGTCGTCACGGATCTCGGTCAGGATGCGGCCGGTCGGATCCACGAGGCTCATGGAGTGACCGTCTCGGTGAGCCGCACCGCGGCGCGCTGCGCGGAGATGACCTTGTGCTTGACACAGGCGGCCGCAATGAACGCCTCCGCGTCGGGCAGGTCTGCCATCAGCCGCGGCGTCAGGAACGGCCGGGCGGGCTGGTTGACCGTGCCGCCTTCCTGGAACCTGCCCGGGAAGCCGTAGCCGGCGATGACGACGACGCCCGGGCCGAGCTTGGCCGCGCGTGGCTTCTTGACCGTCGGGTCAGCTCCGGTCGAGTACGTGGCGACGAGCTTGCGATCGACGTAGGCGATCACGCCGCCTTGGTCAACCAGGCCCTCGCCGAGCGGCGTCGCGTCCGGCGCATCGGCACCGGCGACGATCGCCTTCGCCAGCTCAAACGCGCCATCGGCGACCGCCCGGGTGATCGCAACGAGCGCGGCATAGTTGAGCTCGACCTTCGCCGCGCGGCGCGCCAGGAGCTTGGCGGAGGGTGCTTTAGGCGACGGCATCAGCCGATTGCCTTCAGGCCGAGCATGAGGTGGTGGCCGGCGCCGGCGGCGTCCGAGATCCCGGTGATGTCGTAGCGGATCCCGCCCGACTCGATCCAGCAGCCGGAGTCGAGGCCGGCGAGCGGCCAGAGATCACCGACGTGCGTGGACAGGACGGCGCCGGCCTCGGTCACGAGGGGCACCTCGCGGGCGGAGAGTGGCCGGATCCGGCCGTCGACGGTCGCCACGGTGGCGGGTGCCATGACCGCCTGGCCATAGTCGTCGAGGACGGGCGTGCCGGCCGCCGTCACCTCGCGCACCGCGTCGCCGCTGGCATGGTCCAGGGTGAGGGCCGCGGCGAGGGTGACTGTCGTGCCGGCAAGGCTCGCGACGCGACCGACCTCGGTCTGACCCGCTGCTCCGATCCGCAGGTAGTCGTTGGTCGCGATCGACGTGGCCGAGACGACGGCGATCGAGGTGGATCCGGCAATGGCCGCGGCCGAGAGGGTCGTGCTTGCCCCGCCCGCCGCATCCGTCCCAGTGCTGGTGGGCGCCAGGCGCTTGATGATGAGCTTGTGGATCAGAAGACTTTCGAAGCTCACGACGTCACGGCTCCGACGCGCTCCGAGACATAGGGCGAGCGCAACCGGATGGTGCCCGGTCCACGTCGAGGAACGAGATCACGCACGAGAGCGTCGCGCTGACTGGCAGGCGAGTCGGCGCCTCGCGAGTAGCTGTAGTCGCCGATCGTCTCGGCCGCGTATGCGCTCGCACTGACGCCGATCCGGATCAGCTCGACGATGACGCGGCGCACTTCCTCAGCATCATTGGGCGTGGACGTGACGGCCACGGGCCCCGTCCACGAACCCGTCGTCTTCTCGACCACGGTACCGTCCCGGAGCAGGCGGATCGCGGTGGTCGCGACGCCGTTGTCAGCCACGGTCACGGCCGACGTCGGGCGGCGCAGCCAGAGCGGGTCGTCGGCATCCGCAACCCGGACGTGGAACGTCTGGGTCCGGGCACCCGAGAGCGCTCCGATCCGGCGAGCAAGCCAGGCCTCCTCGCGATCGATGACGCCCTGGAAGGCGACGTCGCCGAGACTCGTGCTGATGAGAGCACGGGCCTCGGCGAGCGTCAGGAGGGACATGGTTGGGGGTGCCTGTCCGGGTTACCCGGCGTTGGTGATCTTGGCGTGCTTGCGCTCGTTCCCGTATTCGAGCCCCACCTCGCCGTAGAGCTGCGCCCGCTCGGCGGACCCAACCTTTGCGAGTGGTTCGACGAACAGGAAGCCCTTGTCGGGGATCTCGAGCATCACCGGTGCGCAGTCCTCAAGGGACACGAATGCGATGGTCCCGACCGGCATCTGCCGATCCATCATGATCGAGAGCGGGCCAAAGTCCGTCTCGATGACCGACAGGTTGACACCACCCACGTTGCGGGTGACCTCCGTGTACTTGGCGTCGGTGATGAGCGCCGTGGTCAGGCGCCGCTTCTGGAGCGGACCCACCAGGGCGACACGAGTCTCGCCGAGCGCGAGCCCGCCGTTCTCGTAGGCGAGCTGCATCGCGTTCCCGATGGACTCCGTGGAGACCTTCGTGTAGCGCGACACGCGCGAGCCCGTGGTGATCGCCGTCGTGAAGTCGATGACCGCGCCACCTCGGGTTGCGCCGAGCTGGAACGTGGTCGTGGACGAGACCGCGACGACGAAGTACCGGGTCGAGACGAGCAGGCCGGTCCCGCCGTTGAGGACGGTGAACTGGAGGGAGTCACCGACGGCGAAGCCGTGGGCGGATGCCGAGGTGATCAGGTCGCTCGCCGCGACGCCAGTGATGTCACCGCCGTTGTCGACTTCACTGATCAGCGCGACGGCGTTTGTCGCGATGGCCTGGAGCAGACCGCGCGTCTTGCGTGGGGTCGCATTGTTCGCGGGTTCTGCGAAGGTGCCGTTGATGAACGCCCAGTTGGTGTCCAGGGCGACGCTCTTGAGCGCCTGCTCCAACTGCCAGTCCATCTCATTGACGACCGGGTTGGATTCGCCACCGATAACCACGGCCGTGTCCAGATGCTGGCGGGCGGCGATCTTCGAATACGAGACCTCGACGGCCTCCTGGATGATCTGGAGCATGTTGTAGGCGTTTGCCCGGACACGCGACTCGGCGGTCGGGGCGTTGGCCCCTTCGAGTGCGTCCCGCTGGCCCGGAGCGCGGAGGTCGTAGAACTCCCACTCGAACCGCTTGGCAGCCACGCTCTTGCCGCCGGTCAGTCCGCCGATCGCGGACAGGAAGGGCGTGTCCTCGGGCGTGATCCCGAACAGCTCCCCGACGAAGTTGGGGAGGTTGAAGGTCGTTCCCTGACCTGTGATACCGGCCATTTACGTCACCTCTTCTGGGCCTGCTCCACGAGCTGGCGATTCTTGGCGCTGATGGATGTCTTCCAGTCGCCCTTGGCCGCGGCCTCCGCGGCCTGCTCCTGGAGCGTCGGGGCGCCCGCTCGGGCGCCGCCGTCCGCGGATCCCATCGGACGGGCGTGGGCGGCACCGAGGTACGGCTTGGCCTTGAGCAGGTCCGTCAGCAGACGGCTGACGTTCTTGGGGGTGCCGGCGTCGTCGAATTCGATGGCCTCGCGATCGAGGAGGGCGAAGGCGTCCTCCGGATCGGCGAAACCGAGTCGAGCGGCGGCGGTGACGGCAGCCATGCGGATGGCCTGCTCCCGTTGGGCGGTTGCGTGGACGTCCCGCTCCGTCTCAAGCTCGGCGACTCTGCGCCGGAGCTTCTCCTGTTCGGAGAGCGTCGCTTCGTCGGCGGTCCTGGCAGCGTCCTGGAACTTCTGGAGTTCCTTCTCGAACGTCTTCGCGCGCTTCTCGGCGTCGCGCCGGGCTTCGCGTTCCTTGTCGAGTGCTGCCTTGCCGCTCTCGCCGAGATCGGCCGAGTCGTCCGTCGCGGATGACTTCGGTGGCGGGGTGGTGGTGCCACTATTGGGCGTCGCGCCCTCGTCCACGGGCGTCGCGCCCGGGTCGGTATCTGGCATCTAGGTTAGCTGCCTTTCTCCCCGTGTCAACGGGGCTTTCCGAACCCGATTGGACGGGCGTTCGGTTTCGCATCGGAGCAGCGGATGTAGTGCTCGCGCCACCAGTGGCGCTGCTCGGGGTCGGGGATCCAGAGGACCGCGGCGAAATCACCGAAGAGCGGGGCTTCAGGCAGATCGACGTGGCCTGGCTGCATCGGGGCATCGAGGTCCTGCGACTCGCCCGCGTGCGGCCTACGCACCGGGCACCACTATCGGCATGTCAGCCGGCGTCATTGCGCCGGGATCGGTAGCGGGCTGCTCCGCGGCCTTGATGGCCTTGATACGCACGATCTCCTGCGGGCTGTACGGGACGCGCTCCCAGAGGATCTCGTCCGGTATGCCGAGGGCCTGTTGCTTCATGAGCGCGTCGATGTGCTCGGACTCCGTGCGAGTCTCCGGGTCGCGCCAGCCGGTCTCGGCAGCGGTCAGGTTGGCCCACTTCTGAAAGCGCCCAGCATCATCACTGGACGCCCGCGGCGAGAGGGCCGCCAGTCGGAATGCCAGACGCATCGCCTCCTCGACCGGGTCTCCATCGTCGTGCTGTCGTGCCAGCGCCTTCGACGTCAGCCCGGCCTCCGCGGCACGCAGCGCCTCGCCGGACGGGAAGACCCCCGCATTGCCGAGGAAGTAGTGCGGCGGAGTCCGACTGATCGTGGCCATCGCCTGGACGTGCATCTCGTGGAAGGCGATGTAGCCATTGAGATCGGACGCAGCGAACTGCCCGAGCTTGACCTCCGGCTCCCCTGGGTTGGGGGGCGGGAATGTCTGCAATCGACCGGGGTCGCTGACGGGCACAAAGGTCGCCTTCCCCGTGTCTGGATCCGTCTCCAGCTCGATGTTGATGCCGTACTTCTGGGGGAACGCCGAGAACTGCCCGGCCAGCAGGGCAGACACGGCGTTGGCATTGATCGCGTCCTGGATCGGGATGATGTCAACCAGCTCGGACACGCCGACGCCCAGCAGGTCGGGCTTGTTCGGGATCGCCACGACCGGCACGACGCCGAGCGCGTTGGGCAGCGGCCACGGCTCACCCTGCACGGACCGTCGTTCCCACGTGGATGATCGGGTGGTCGTGCCTGCGGACTGGTACTTGTAGATCGCATCGGGCAGGTACAGGGTCGCCAGGTGCCGACCGGTATCGTCGTCCCACCAGCGCTTGAGCGCCGCCCGTCGGCGGCGCGGATCGGCCGGGTCGGCAGCCACGATGACGGTCCTGCCGTCTTCGACGTGGATGGTCGGCGCGCCAGTTTCATCGACCCACACGATGAGACTGAACTCGCCCATGGCGAGCCCATTGCGAAGGCCGCGGGCGAATAGTGCATCCAGATTGTTCCGCTGCCAGATGTCCCATGCCGCACTGGCCGCGCCCGCGTCGTCGGCGAAGTTGAATCCTTGGACCGTCAGCCGTTCGGCGAGGGCGTCGACCACGACGGAGCAGTAGTTGATTGACAGGCCCTTGAACGTGGCCCCGAACGCTTCCAGCAACTTGGCTGTCAGGTACTGATCGGTGCGCTGACGACGGTGGTAGTAGTCGTCATAGATCTTCCAGTCACGGCCGCGCTCAGTCAGACGCCGCGACAGTCGGGCCAGCCACCATTCCGGGGTTCCGCGCTCGGCCTGCGAGATGTTGATGATGGCCATGGGGTCAGAAACTCCCGAATATGCGAGGCTTGGGGGCCGGCGGCGGCTCCTGGTTCGCCATCGCGATCGCGCGGACCATCGCCACTGCTGCGACATTCGGGCGCGTCGAGCCGTGTTTGGAGCGGGTCACCTTCATGCCCCGGTCCGTGAGGACCGCCGTCGTGTTCGCGACGTGCTCGGCGAGGACGGGATCCCCGTCGTGGACCAGGCGGCCGGTCGTAATGAGATCGAACGTGAGCGTCGAGGGCGGCGCCATGACGTTCGCCGTCATCGGCACGTCGACCATGTTGAGGCCGTCCTGCTCGAGCATCTCGGCGGACTCGCCGAAGGCGTGCCGATCGAAGGCGAACGCCGGGCCGGGGATCGCCCGGCGGGTCTTCTCATCGGCCGTCATCGGCAGCGGGTAGATGGCCCGGAGATCCCGGAGCGCGACGCGCATGGCCTCGGTGGAGACGATGCCCGTGGCGGATTCGGGGGCGAAGACCTGGCTCCTCGTCACGACACGATCCCCCTGGCGCTGCGCCACGACGATCGCGGCATGCTGGCCGTCCGGGCTCCGGTCGATCCCGACGCCGATGGGCAGGGCGACGTTGAGCGGGAGGTCGCCCTTGCATGCAGCCCACGCACCCTCACGAAGCCACGCGTCCAAGACGCCGAGGAACTGGTTGAGGTGGTAGCGCCGCCATTCGAGGAGCGCACCGCGGGCCTTGAGCAGTCCGAATTGCTTACCCAGGTACCGGCAGTCCTGGAGGTAGCTGATCGGGTTGCAGGCACGCCAGACCGCTGGATTCTCGATGTCGGCATCGCGCGGGGCTCCGTACCAGAAGATGAGGATGCCGTTGACCCGGTCGCGGTAGATGAGCAGCGTCCCGTCGTTGCGGACTTCGAGGCTGCCGGTCCCGCTGAACATCGACTCGTAGAGGTCGGCGAGGATGCCCTGGCCGGCGACGCCAGCGGTCGAGAACCAGAAGGTGAAGGGCTGCTCGCGGGCCCCGCCGCCGGTGGTGAGTGCTGTGAAGAGGGCGCCGTCGTCGTCATGGGCGTGCAGCTCGTCGATGAGGCCGAGCGAGGGATTGAACCCATGTTGGAGGGCCGCCGCCGAGGACAGGGATCGCATGATCCCGCCGTTGAGCGGGCATTCGATCCGGAACTTGGACGGCCGGAGGCGATCAAGCAGGAGCGGCGATCGCCAGACCATGCTGATCGATTGGCCCATGACGATGCCGGCCTGGTTCTTGGCGGCGGCTGCGACGAGGACTTCAGGCTCGTTCTCGCCGTCCCCGCGGTTGTCGAGGAAGTAAAGGCCGGCGTGGCTGGCCATCGTGGACTTCGTGTTCTTGCGAGGGAGTCCGAGCCCGGCCTGGTTGTAGATCCGGAGGCCGGTGTCGGGGTCGACCTCGAGCGCCTCGCGCCAGAACTCGCGCTGCCAACCTTCATAGACCAGCGGCCGACCGGCCCACCGTCCCTTCGTGTGCCGGACGTACTTCGCGCCATACGTGCAGAAGCGCTCGCCACCGAGGAAGGGATCCACGACTCAGCCCTCATTGCCGACCGCCCGGAGACGCGGAGGAAGACCGAGGTCGGCGTCGACCGGCTCGCTGGGACCAGCGGACTTCAGCCCGAGTCGCGCGCGGCCCCATGGCGAGAGCGGCAGCGACTCGGCGAGCGCGCGGAACTCCTTCCAGGAGGCGCGCTCGATGTCGAGCAGCCGGTTCGGGACCTGCCCCTGCGGCGTCACGATGATGAGCGACTGGCCGTTCATCGCGGCGCGTGCCTCGCGGGCCCGTGCCCAGGCGACCGCGGCTGCCTCGATGATCCCGGCGTCGGCGTGATCGATGGCATCCGCCCGGGAGAGGTCGGTGACGATGGCGCGCCAGCACGTCTTCATACGCTCGTTGAGTCCATGCGGCATCGCGGGTGCGACGCGGCCACCGATGACGACCGGCAGGGGGCGGGACCGTTCGCCACGCTGACGGCGCGTCTCGGCCGGGACGGGCTTGCGGCCGGCGGGCATCAGGCGGCCTGCCGCTTTCGGTCGACGTTGCCCTTGTCGATGTTGCAGATGAGGTGCGCGGTCTGCCAGTTGGCCGACTCGTGCGGCCCGCCATCGGCAAGTGGGATCGTGTGATCGATGGTGACCGAGCCGGGCGACGGGAACTTGAGGCTACGGTCGATCACCGCACCGCAGAGCTGGCAGCGCCAGCCGTCGCGCTCGAAGACGGCGAGTCGAGCGCGACCCTGGACCCGGCCGTGGCGCCGACCGCCTCCGGCCCCGTACTTCAGCCGGAACAGGTGGCGGGTCTTGCATTGGTGGGAGCAGAAACGACGAGCCCTCGGCCCCATCAACCGGGGCGTGACCGCCTGGAAGCTGAACCGCTCGCCGCATTCGGCGCAGCCCAGTTCATAGGTCTGCAACCGCGCTCGGTACTTCGCGTTGGCGTCTGCGAGTTGCCCGATCTTCCGGCAGGGCGCCGAGCACCACCGCGCGATCTTCGCGTGCTGACTAGCGGGCGTGAAGCTGGTCGAGCAGTGCTCGCAAGGACGACAGGGAGTCTGCGTTTCTCCTGTGGATGCACGAAGGGAAGGA